ATAGTTGAGTTTTTAATAGTTGCATAAACAAATCAGAAAATCTTTTTCTTAATCTGTCTATAAACTTCTTAAACTTTACTTCGTCTCTTGTAATCTCAGTAGTTCTACCTAATGAGAATTGAGATTCTTGTTCTAATCTATTAACTGGAACATTTAATGATTTGTATAATTTCTTTTGGAAATATATAATATCATCAATTTGTCCTAAGTTCTCGCCGCCTGGTAGCGTGGTGATTTCTGTTCCTCTTCCACCTTCTCGTCTTGGTAAGAAGAAATCTTCCAACATACTCATATGTTTTCTATCGTCTTTAATATCACCAGTCTTAGCATCATATACCAATTTGTTTCTATATTGATTCATAATACCTCTGAGGTATTCTTCAGCTTTACCTTTTGGTAAATTACCTACGTCAATATAAAATATCCTACGTTCTGGGGCACGTGATATTCTGTATATAACCAATGAATCTTCCATCATTCTAAGTTGATTAACTGGTTTTAATGCTTTATGTAAATATGATAAAATCCTCTTTCTACCAGGGTCCATAACTCCTGATGTACAATATGCTATTGCATCTGGATATATTTTTAAACCTTGTTCTGCACCATTCATTGTTTTATCTTGGTACAAGAAGAATTCATCAACTTTTTCTATAAGTTTAGCTCCCGTTGCAGGGTCTTGCTTTTCTTCAATCTCTTTCACCTTTCTCAATTTGGTAGGATCGATATATCGCAATTCTTTAATTCCCTTTTTAGGATTTTTGCTATCAATAATAATATGATATGGTAATCTTCCATCAACATACCATTTTTTAAATATGTCATGCGCGTACGCATTAAAGTTTAGAAGTTTTAAAACTTCATCAAATTCAAACTTAATTGATTCTTTTATTTTATCAGATATCTCAAGTTCATCTAATACTAAATTTACAGGTGATTCATCATGGTCACCTACTATTGATTCATTTATTATATCCTCAACAGCGGCATCGCACTCTGGTTGTGCTGATATATCTCTGTATTTTATTATTAATTCAACTTCATTCTTAACTTTGTCGCCGTCCATATCAATGTACGCGCCAAAGTGTCCTCCAGCCTGAATAACACCGGAGCCATCCTCGTCCGTCTTAGGAACGAAGGAAGGCAACTCTTTTTGAGTTCCTTTTCTTTTTATTTCAAAACCGAATAGTTCTGCCATCTTTTTCCTCACATATACAGAGGGGAAATTAATCCCCTCTGATATTATTTATATATCTACGATGTGGTGTCTGATTCCCAGTATTGTACCTGGAATTCACACGTAAACTCTTCAATAGTATTTTCTGAATCGTAACTAACTTCTATTTCTGAAACATTAGTTGGAAATATACCTCTAAAGTTATATGTCTTAGTAACGTCTCCAGCCTTATTCAACTGCTCAACAGTTGCGTCTGACTGATAGTCAGTAGGATTAGACCTACCTGTGTTTTCGTTATGATTATTGATACCATTCATCCAACGTTCCATAGCGTTTCGAACTTCGAAACCAACATCATTAATGATAGTTATTGACCAAGGGTCAAATGTTCTATCACCAGCTATTTGCAATGTTCTACCTCTGAATAATACAGGGATAGGTGCAATTATTGATGCAGGCATCTGAGCTGTTTTACACATAAATGATGTAAGTTCTACATTACCTTGTGCATAACTAGGAAAATTCAAAGTCACTTTGAATAAGTTGGACCTCGCTCCACCGCCGACTAGTTTTGATTTAAAATCATCTACGCCTAATATTGCCATGTCTTAATCCCCCTTATGAACCTGAAATCTCGGAGAAATCTACTCCGGACCTAGTTGCTACGAAGCTCAATGATATATAGTTAATAGACCTTGCAGGCTTGATAAAGATATCAGCTACAAATTTATTACCATCTACCACTGCGCTAGTGTTGTTAGTAGTATCACAGACTACTGAAAAGTCTGAAAGACCACGTCTTCCTTTGACGTCTCTTAAGAACGGTTCAACTAAATTTCTGAACTGTGCTCTTGTAAATTCGTCGTTAAATTCGAAAAGTTGCGCTTTAGCTGCTGTGCTAATCGCTTTCTCTAACGCTATGAACAAACGTCTAACGTTTATTCTGTCGAATGCTGAAGGTCTACTTAATAAAGTTTTGTCACCAAATAATAATGTACCTTGTCCAGGTAAGCTTACTATTGGGTTAACTCTTGCTTTATATAATGTATCTCTATCTGCTTTCTTTGGATTGAAAGCTAATTTAGTTACGCCTAGTAGTTGACCTCTATTAACACCTGCTGGAGAGAACCATGCATCTGCTACTGAATCAGTATTAGCGCAAAGTCCTGCCATATGACCAGAAGCTCCGATATATCTGTATACGTCATTATATTTGTCATATACATAAAGAGCTGTGGAATCACATGCTGCGTATGATGTTGAAGTTAATCCATCTGCAAAAGCTTTTACGTTAGCTGCTGCTGTTGATGTATTAACAGTGTCTTCTAAAGGTGGCGAAATAAATGCCATACAATCTTTTCTTGCATTTGCAATAGATATTAAATCTTCTGCAATTGCTTCTGCACCATTAGCGTCCGGAGCAGCAAATAGTAAATTTACATCTACTGTTTCTGAATCTTCGAGTAAATCGAAGCCAGCTGCTATTTCCCCTGTTGTTGGTGCGTTATCGTCGGTTCCACCTGAAAGTGAAGCCTCCATTGCTGCGTTATGAGTCTTGAATTTGTTAGCGCCTTCTGAAGCTTCGTTTGTTGCTTTAGCGGCTGCTAGGGTATGTCCGGCCTCGTCTAAGTTTGTGTCATGGTCAATCCATCTAATATAGTCAGATTGATTAGTGATTACATCCTTATAGTAGTTAGAAGTACCATCGTCTTTCTTAGCATCAGATGCTTGAGACATGAATCCAAATGTTTCTAATACAGTTCCAGCTGTTCCGGAGATATCCCCGTCTTCATCAATAACAGCTACGTGCACTTCGTCGTTAGTAACGCCGACTGCAGCTGCTGCTGTAGATGTACCTGGAGCTGCATCAAAATTTGCAGAGTAAGCCCAACCTGAAAAGGAAGTTATACCCTGTGAAATCATTGATACTTTTAAGCTATTACCCAGTGTACCTGGATGTTTAGCTGCCCAATTACCCAAATTAAGACTTCCATCAGCATAGTTATTCACGTAATGTTCATCATTTTTTATCAGCTGTCCTGTTCCTTGTGCAGTCGCGTTAAGGTGACCACTAGAAACTCGAACCACTTTCAGTGCATTACCATACTTTAAAAAAGATGCTGCTACTAAAAAGTGCTTAGCTGTGGAATCATCTGGCGAACCAAAAGTTTCAGCAAGTTCGTTTTCAGAACCTACAGTCACTACTTGCTCCGTCGGACCCCAGTTGAATGAGCCTGCGAATCCACCAATACTGGTTGATACGGCTGGAACTACATTCGTTGCGTCAATTTCTTTTACCTCGACGCCTGGTGATACTTGAAATGCCATCGCTTTGTCCTCGTTTTTGAGTTAGTTAATATGTATACATAATACGAATATTCAATACATACTTATTTATAATCTTTTGTTTCCTATCGAATTAACTCTACTTCTTGAGAATTTAACTCAATTATAGGATTCATTTGTTCAGATACTTTTTGAACGTCATGGGTATATTCTATCCCATCTTTTGTCCATATAACAGTATCTCCCTCGTATTCCATTGAATCAACGTGTACTGATTCATCGAACATAGAAACATATGTTTTTGGTGTTAACCAATAATCTCTATTTCTAAACTTTTCTAATACTTTCTTTGGTAAATTTTCACCAGTTGCTTTTCTATAACCCTTTGTTCCAGGTGTTGAATTTATTTCAATAAACATTGGTGGTATTTTATTTCTATCTTTAGATGGGAATATATCTACACCTACCCATAAACCATCAACCGCTTTAGCTGCTTTTTCAACATGTTCTATTTCTAAATCAGTTAGCTCTATAGGAGCAGGCTTAGAACCAAGTGATACATTACTTCTAAAGTCTTTTGCTACTACAGGTCTTTTAATTGCTCCATGGAATTTACCACCGATAACATGAGCACGTATATCAAATGTAAAGTCTTTAATCATTTCTTGTAGTAATACACCCATGTTTGGGTCTAGTTTATATAATAACTGTACAGTTGAATGCAATGAACTTTCT